CAGCATCAGCCTCGGATCGAGGCCCTCGGGGTCTCCGCCGTCGCCGGGCAGCAGCGGCAGGGCCGCCAGCGGGGTCCCGTCCACCGCCACGATCCAGCCGTCCAGGTCGGGTCGGAGGATCGGGACCGAGACCTGCCACTCGTAGCAGCCGATGTCCTGCGCGGACCCGAACAGCGCTGGCCTGCCATCGAGGTCCAGGTCTTCGGCGAGGTCTGGCAGGCCGCCGGCGTCTCGCCAGGGCGACAGCCGCGCCGGACGGTAGCCCTCGCCCATCAGCGGGTCGTCCGTCACCGGGTAGGTGTCGGTGATGCCCGACAGAACGGTGCAGTTCCACCTGCCGCACCGCGTCAACGCGATTACGCCGTCAGCGACCGAGGCGACGGATCCGCCCAGCAGGCCGCAGGCCTCCAGCGTCAGCGTTCCGGCATAGACTGCCGCCAGCGGGCCAGACAGGACCACGGTATCGCGGACCATGGCAAGATCCGACTCGCCACGTAGCACCATGCCGGGGTCTGTGGCACTGCCGATGGTGAGGAGCGAGGTCTCGATGCGTCCGGTCACGATCGGCGAGAAGTCGTTGTGGCCCGCCAGCAGCCGGGCGCAGGAGACCTGGCACCGGTGCATGTCAAGGGCGATCGTGTTGGCCTGGATCGCGGCAACAGTGCTCGATGTGACCGAGATGGTGCTGTCAGTGATCAGCAGCGTCCCGGTGCTGCCGCCGTCACGGATCAGGTAGGCTCCAGAGACCGTGCAGCCATCGAGCACCGTCGCGCCTGTCCTGGTGGCGGTCGAGTAGCGGACTCCGCCAGCAGCGGCAGTCAGCACGCAGTCACGCAGCGTGCAGGAGTAGGCCGCGCTCGACGGGGACACGCAGGAGCCGTTTGTCGCGATGCAGACGAGCCGCAGGCCCTGGAGCGTCAAGCCATCGGCCTGCTGGGCGACGCATCTGCTGGTGCCGGCCTGGATCGTTGGCATCCCGGCGTCAGAGGCCTGGATCGTCAGGTTGGCGACGCCGACAGTGACGGCGCTGATCAGCGTCCCGGCGTCGGTGATGGTGATGACGTCGTCGGGGTCCGAGGCGTTGACCGTGGCCTGGAGGTCCGCGATCGTGCACGTCCGCTCAGCCATATCAGCCTCCAGGGGTCCAGACCGCCGTGCCACTGGCAGTCACTGCCACAATGATACCGCCTGCGATCGTGATGGTCACGGCGTGATCTGAGGCGGTGATCGTCAGGGTGCCGGAGACGCCAGCCTGCTGGCCGCACTCGTAGCCGGGGGCGCGGACGGTATCAGAGGCCTCGATGCGACCGTCGCGGCAGACGACCTGCGAGCCGTGGGCGGAGCGGATGCCGGCGTCGCCAGCGCTCCCCTGCCCAGCCTGGGCCACAGGGATCGCCGCGTCATCGCCGGCGAGGAGGTCCACCACCATCGTCCTGGTCCCGGACGGCGGCCTGCCGACCAGTGGCCAGGGCAGGACCACAGAGGCGGTCCGCGAGGCCCCGTCGTCCACGGTCGCGCGGCCTCTGCTGTCGGTTCCACCGGCGAGTCTCCCTGGCCTCATGCTAGCCTCCCAGGCCGATGTCCAGCAGCCTCGGCCTTGCCCTGCCGCCACGCGCCTGCACCCGGGGCCGCGTCCCGAGGGCCTCGGGGTAGCCGAGGGTGGCCTGCCACGTGGTGCCGCCGGGGCCTGCGCTCCAGGTGGAGTCGAGGACCAGCAGCGTCTCGTCGCCCAGGTCCAGCCAGTCACATGGCGCCAGGAGGTGGCCGTCACGCTCCCAGCCAGGGGCGACCAGGGAGACGGTGACGGACTCGCCGGCGCGACGGAGAGCCTCAGCCTCCAGCAGCGCCTGGGCGTCGGCCCGGGAGACGTGGCGCGGCGCACGCAGCACCTGATCCCAGCCGAGGCCCTCCATCCAGGAGTCGGCACGGCGGGCGGACGCGCCCTGATCGGCCCAGGTGACGGCCTGGAGGCGGTAGGATGACCGGCGCTCCCGGATGTCCCTGGTGCGGGTCCGCGACGTGGCCCAGCCGGTCGCAGGGACACGTATCGGGTCGGCGGTGAGGCGCGACGGATCGAGGATGCGCAGACGACCGTCTCCGGTGTCAGTCGCCGCGAGCCCCTGGCCCTGTAGGGCTCGACCGATCACGTCCCAGCATGTGTCCTCGGGCGCGCCATCCAGCGAGATGCGCGGCCCGTCTGGCGCATCAACAACGACAGAGGCCCCGGCCCAGAGGCAGACCTGGCGGACGATCTCTCCGACGGAGATACCGCGCCAGCGGGCCGTGTCTCCGAGGGACCGGTGCTCCAGAAGGCAGGTCCGCGATAGGAGGTCCACCTGGGTCGTCCGTGCGCTGTAGTCGTCGGTCAGGGCCACCACCCAGCCAGTCAGCATGGTCGTGGTGCCGTAACGGATCACGGCCTCCGCCCCAGGCTCCAGGGACTCGGTGAGGGGCAGGGTGCAGGCGGCTGTCGAGATGGCGCGACGCAGGCTACGGGCCACCGAGACAGCCAGCAGCGGCCCGGTGTCTGTCCCGTCGATGGCGAGGCGCATGTCAGGCATCGGAAGCCTCCAGCCACGCAGGATCGAGGCCGACAGTCGCTGCCAGCACCACATCGAGGCCCACGCCGAGACGGTATGCGGCCTCGATCACCGACTCGCCCACCTCCAGGCGGATCGCGGATGCGGCACGCTGTGCCATGATCGCGCGCCACGCACTGCGGTAGTCCGAGAGGGCCTCCTGGATCAGGGGGTCCTCGGCCCGCGCGATGGCCGCCGTCAGCGCCTGCTCTGCGCCGTCCTGGGCCACGCTGCCAGCGGTGGCGGCAGCGGCGTAGGCGAGGGCTGCGGTGGTAGCCAGGGCGTCCCAGACGGCCCAGGAGTAGGTCCCGGGCGTCGGCGGGAGCGGTATGCTCCAGTAGGCGCGCTCCAGGAGGCCACCGAGAGCCTCCAGCGTGTCGCGCCACGCCGCCAGCGTCGCGGCAGGGTCCGAGAGGCCCAGGGAGACCTCGGCATCCAGGGCTCGCAGGGCCTCAGAGATGGCGCCGACGTTGTAGGTCGCAGGCGAGGCGATGCCGGCCCACTGCCGCGCCGCAGCGACGACGGATCTGGCTGTCTCGATGCCCGCCAGCATCTGGACAGGGTTGGACATGGCGCGCAGACGGGCCATCGCGGAGGCGGCACCAGCAGAGACGGTATCTGCCAGCGTCGCGGTCGTCGGTGGTGCTGGCTCGGCAGGCTCCTCGACCTCTCCGAGGACCCCCCACTCGATCCGGTAGTCGGCGGACCCGTCTGCATGTCGGATCACCACCATGGACCGCAGGATGGCCCGCAGGCGACCCTCGGTGGGGTGCTCCAGGATACCCTCGGGCTCCCGGAGGGCCGCGTCCAGGTCGGGGATGGTGTCGCGCCAGGGGCCGGCGAGGATGATGCGCGCGGCCAGCACCATGGCCTCGGTGCCGGTGATCTCCTGCTGGGTCGCGCCACCGATCGTGGCATGCTCTGCCACTCTGTAGCGCGCCGAGACCTCTGGGACCTCAGCCACAGGCACCTGCACGTCGCGCCAGCGCAACCACATCATCGGGCACCTCCGAGAGCCGGGATGCCGCCGAGCGGGACCACCTCCAGAGCGTCGCCGTCCACCCTGGAGACCTCTGCTGTGGTCCCTGGCGCAGCGGCGACCTGGATCGTGACGGCGCCACGCAGCGACGCGGTGCGCTGGAGGCGTTCCATCGCGGCGATAGTCGCGCGCTCCTGACTGCTCCAGTCGCGGCGACCCAGGGCCATCGCTGCGGCCACCTCCTGATCCGAGACCAGCCCTAGCGCACGGAGACGCTCAATCTCTGCCTGTGCCTCGGCCTGCGCTGGAGACTCGACCAGGAGGCCCCTGCGACGCACCTCGGCCTTGCCCCCTCCGGTGCGTAGGGTGCGGATGATGCGGTCGATGTCGGCCAGGTGACCAACGACGTCCCGCAGAGCCATCGCGGCGCCAGCCACGGTGTCGAGGATCACCTTGCCGACGGCCTCGATCTGTGGACCGAGGCGGTCGTTGCCTGCGATCCACTCAGTGAGGCGGTCGATCCATGGCAGGGCGGCGCGGATCAGGCCCGGGAAGGCCTTGGTCTTGAGGCCCTCCAGGGCCGCATCCAGGGCAGTCAGGCTGTCCCGCCAGGCCTCGCCGGCAGCGGCAGACTGGGCCGTCAGCACCCCGTAGCGGCGACGCTGCTCGATGAGGGCGTCCAGGGATGCCTGGGACTGCTCGACGAGGCGCAGCATCTGCGGATCGAGACCCAGGGCTGCCGCGAGGGCTGCGCGATACTTCGGGGCGACACGGCGCAGCGCGTCGAGGGACACGCGGAGGGCTGCCAGCGTGTCGGGGGCCTGCTGGAGACGGCGGATCAGGTCAGGACCACCGACGACGGACTGAAGGAGGGCGTAGCCCCGGCCCTTGCGCAGCGCCAGCATCCCGATGGCCCTAGAGAGGCCCTGGAGGCTGCCCTCCAGCACCGAGGCCTCGACACCCTCACGCTCAGCGACGTAGGCCCACGCCTGGAGGTCGCCGACGTTGACCCTCAGTTGACGCGAGAGTTTGGCCAAGTGATCGGCGCCGGTGGCCCACGCGTCGATGCTGCGGTAGGCCGTCCTGGCGAGGAGGCCGACAGCAGCAGCGGCACCGACTGCCACCCCTGTGACGGCGCCAGTGACGCTGGCGACTGACCGCGCAGCGTCACGGAGACCGCGCATCGAGATACTGGTGCCGATGGCGGCCTGCCGCAGACGCTGGAGGGCACGCAGGGCGGGGGCCGATGAGTCTCTACCCTCGACAGTGACACCGACTGCCACGTTGCGCGCGGAGTCACTCGCCATGCAGCACCTCCGACCACGCGGCAAGCCAGGAGGCTGCCTCCAGCGGTGCCAACCCAAGGACCTCGGAGAGCGGCCAGTGATAGGCCAAGCAGAGGGCCGCGGCTAGCCGCCTAGGGCCTCCTGCGGCCCGGGGAAAGGGGCGACGCACTCTCCGAGGAGCCCCCACAGGTCAGCGGGGTCCAGAGCGAGGATCTCGGACTCCTGGCGCCCGCTGCACCGCGTCACCAGCAGGACAGCGGCCCGCGTCATGGCCTCGGGGCGGATCTGGCCCTCATGCAGCAGGCCGGCGTCCTCCAGAGCGATCCAGTCCGCGACGTTGGCGCGTCTCATCTATGCCTGCTCCTCGAAGGGGTCCAGCGTGAAGAACTCCACCTCATACGTGCCCGCCGTGGCGTTGATCGCTGTGACGCTCTGTGTCACGAGCGAGCCGGTGATGTATCGGCGGCCGTTTGCGAGCTCGACACTGGCCGGGACACCGCTCCACGCCTGGACCTCCCTGATCTTCGGGCCGTCTGGCCTGTGGACGAACGTCAGCTTGAGGCTGCCGCTCTGGACGCGCTCCAGGTAGCCGACGTTGCGGCCGCTCGCGTCGGACACGGCCTCGCGCACCGTGCCTCCGGGGACGAAGTCGGTGACCTCGCCGCTGAGCGTCATCTGGCGACCGTCGATCGTGACCCGGACCCACCCTCCGATACGCATGACGCACCTCCGTCAGTAGGCCACCTCGGCCGCCAGCACCTCCAGGCCGTCCACCAGGTCCACGGGCAAATAGATGTCCACCCTGGACGGATCGTCCTCAGACCTGGTGACGGTGATCTGCTCCAGCAGGTCCGGCCGCCACTCGATGATGCCGTCCGCGGCCTGGGCCTTCAGCCAGGACTCGATCCAGGACCTGATCGTCCCCGGAGTCGCAGCGTCCGGCGGCGTGTAGTCGCTGTCGGCCAGCAGCCGGCGGCCCCGGAACGTCGCCCGCATCGCGGCCGTCAGGCGACGGAGGAAGACCTCCAGCGCCCACATCTGCGGGGCCTGGTAGGAGCGCTCGTCCCGGCCGCCGTTGCCGTCGCTCCACCTGGTGGTGGTGATGCGGGCGATCGTCAGTGTCCGGCCGACCACGGGCGAGACGCCGTAGCGTAGCAGCGTGTCCTGCTGGGCTCCGGTCCAGGAGGCCTGCGCAGGCCCCTCCAGGGCCAGGGAATCGCCCGAGACGGTGATGCCCGGCTTGCTTTGCGACTTGAGCATCGCCACGCCGCAGACGGCTGCGGCGACCTCCCATGGCGAGGATCGGCAGGCCGTCTCGATGGCGCACCGCGTCATATGCCGATACTGATACTCCGCCGCCAGGGCCGCGGTGGCCAGCGTGTCAGCCTCGCCGCGGACGCAGGAGACTCCCCAGCCCCACAGCATCGAGGAGTAGGACCAGCGAGCGTCCAGGACGGCGCCGAGGTCGTCCATCAGGGCGTCATCAGCGATGGCGATCTTGTTGTAGGGGACTGGCGGCAGGCTCGGCAAGGCGTGGTCGCCGGTCCCGGCGGTGGCCGACCAGTCGCCCAGCGTCAGGCCCGTCGGGGCGATGGTGGCCTCGTCCCAGGCGATGCGCAGGCTGCCGCCGATGACGCCTTTGACGCGGGCCGTCAGGGTGATCGTCGCCGTGGCGACCGAGACCGTCACGGGTGCGTCAGAGTCAGCCTCGATGGCGCCCTGGATGGCGGTGGCGACGGTCGCGGCGGTGTCCCCGGAGGCGACGGCGATGGAGTAGCGCCGACGACCGATCCAGAGGCGCACGGTGCCGCTGGCGGTGGCTGATCCGGAGAGGGTCGAGGTCCAGTAGGCCGCGGAGCCGCTGGACGGATCAGGCTGGCCAATGGCCCACCACTCGCCCTTCGGGTGCGCATCCAAGGCGGCCCGGACCATCTCGACGATCGGGGTGCCGCGGCCCCAGCGAGCGATCGCGGCGTCCACGGACTGGACGAGGTAGGGTCCGGTCGTCGCCGTGGAGGCGGGGCCGATCAGCAGGCCGCGTTCCGCTGACTGGTCAGAGGCCCGCGCACGCTCCACAGCCTCAACCCACACCAGAGGCAGGCGGATGCTCGTCGGGATCGCCATGTCACTCCTCCTCCTCCAGGACCACATCGGCCCTGATCTGCTCTCCGTGATCGACGGTCGCCCCGACGGCCGTCAGCAGGTCCTCGCCGGGGCGCTCGGTGCCCCACGGCAGGACGCAGCGGATCGAGACCTCCAGGCGAGCCACAAGGCCCCTGTCGAGGCGGTCGAGGCCCGCGGAGGACTCCCAGGACTCCGGGGCCGCCGCGGCCAGCCAGTCTGGATCATGCACCAGTGCATCCCACAGGAGGGCCTCCAGGGCGTCGCAGGTGGTGGCCCAGGAGCCGGAGGCGGCCTGAGTCTCGACAGGCCACGAGGCCAGGAGGCGCAGGGTCCCAGCCCGCTGCATCCCCGGATACGGCGGAGCCTGGAGGTCCAGGCGGTCCCAGGCGGAGGCAACCACGATCTGTGGGCGTCCCTCCGGGATCGCTGCATCGGAGTCACGGATCGTCCAGCCAGCCAGGCTGGTCGTCGCCTGGAGCAGGTCCACGGTGGCTGCACGCAGGCTGGTCATGCCGCCACCTCCGCCACGTCCAGGAGCCAAGAGCCCGCTCCGGTGTCACGCACCGCCAGGACGTCCCAGGTGGTCGCACCGATGGTGATCTGTCCTCCCCTCTCCGGCTCGACGGGTAGGTCGGACCGCAGCACCTCGGCGCGCGGACCCGTCGGCGGGGGCTCCATGTCTGGCCTGCCCTCCACCGACGGATCTGGCACCGAGTAGGTGATGATGGCCCGGCACGTGTAGGTCGGGGCCTTGGCCGGTGGGACATAGGTGGCAGAGTCGCCCCAGAGCCGCCAGCAGGCAGCCTGGAGGCGCCCAACCATCTCGTCCCACTCAGCAGGCATCAGGTTCCCTCGTAGGGCACCAGGGTGATGACCATCCGACCGACGCAGGACGCCGGGACCTCGACGCTGATCAGCGTGCCGGTCACGGACCACGAGGCCATGTAGATGTCCGTGTCAGCCTCGTCCGCCGGGATCGTGGCCGCTTCCGCAGCCGGGCCTTCCTCTGGCCCGATGTCGATGTCGATGGTGCTGGACTCGGCACCCGGGGTCGTGATCTCGACGACCACCTGGGCGATCACGGACTCCTGGGCGACCGCGTAGTTGAGCGACTCGCCACCCGCGCCGCCGTCGAACCCGAACAACAGGACGTAGGGCACGCCGCCGCCGGGATCGAGGGGCTCCAGGTCGCCGGGACCGACACTGGCCAGGCCGGCCTCCTGGGCCGCCGGGATGCGGCCGATCAGGGCAACCCGGCAGTAGCTGCCAGAGGTCGGCCCGGCGGTGCCCAGGAGGAAGGTCCCGGTGGCCGCAGCGGCCACGATGCCGCCCTCGGCGGGGTCCCAGTAGCAGTAGCTGCCCTCGGCGAGGGTCTCCCCGTCCACGATGGGCAACAGGACCTCCCCGTGCAGCACGCATGGCACCTGCTGGCCAGCCGTGCCGCCGGAGATGGGCACCAGGACCTCGTCGCCCAGGTGCACCGGCACATCCGCCACCCAGGTCGCACCAGACGGCACGGTGCGCGTCACGAGCGCGTCATCGCTGGAGTAGCCCTTCATGAGTCACCTCCATCAGGCCCCGGCGTTGCCAGCGATGCGCTGGTAGCGGTTGCACGCCGCGCCGAAGGCGAAGCGGGCGTGATAGATCACCGCGTCGGCCTGCGGGGCCGGGTAATCGGTCACCACGGGGCCGCCGTCCTGCCGCAGGTAGCCATAGACCAGGACCTCCGGATCGGCCGCGATCAGGTAGTAGGCCGTCCCCGTCATCGCGGGCGGGTAGATCCGCGCGTCGACGGGCAGCGGCACCGTCATCGCGTCCTCGGGGTCAGTGACCTGCCGCTGATCGGAGTAGAGCCCCTCGATGGTCAGCCGGAGGCTCGGCGGGGCCAGCAGGTAGGCCGCGGGCATGCCAACGGGGTTGCCCACGCCGTCCACCGCGGTGCGCAGGAGGGTGTCCAGTTCGGCGATCGTGGCCGCGGTCGGCGCCGCGCCGGTGCTCGCCTTGTTCGCGTGATCGGCGTGGACCGGGACTTTGCCGTCCGCCATGACCTGCGTGGTCAGGGCCGCGTCGGCCTTGACCGAGGCGGTCCTGGATGCGGCGCGGGTGAACTCCGCGGCCACGCCACCGAGGGCCGACAGGTTGTCGGCGAGCAGCATCTCGTCCGTGACACGGAACTCGGTCCCGTGCTTCTTCGGCACGAGGTTCTCCCGGCGATCGGTGGTCGTCGTCCCCTCGTATTCGGCGCCTTCCAGCACCTCGGGGAGCAGGCCGAAGCCGTCCCAGGAGATCAGGGGGACGAGCCTGTAGTCGTCGAAGTCCTGGCGGCGGCCGATGCGCTCGTAGAAGCGCATATCGGCAGCCTCCTGCCAGGCGGTCGTCAGCACCTTGTTGAGCGCGTTCACTGTGATGTTCGGCAGATCGGCCGTGGTGTGGGCCGCCGCGGCCCGGAGGATGCCCTCGACGTCCCGATGATCCAGGCCGTAGTGCCGCGCCAGCACCTCACGGGGGCTCGCTCCGCGACGGCCTCGGCCCAGCATCAGGTCCGCCAGGTCGTCGACGCGCCGCGCCACCGCGGTCACCGTCTCGTCCCGGGTGACCACCACCTCCGGGCTCGCGGCCCGGGCCTCCAGGGTCTTCTCGTCCATGGACTCCTCCTCCGGGGCCTCTCGGCCCTCCACTGCCACCACCCCGGGCACAGGCCCGGGCTCCTGGACCGCCTCCGTGCTCGGGGCGGCGACTGCCGATCTCACGGTCGCCCGGTCGTCTGCCGGGACGGCCACCAGGGACACCTCCAGCGGCTCCCACCGCGTCACTATCACCAGGTCGCCCTCACGGCGCGACTCCTCGACGCGGTAGCCGATCGAGACGTCGCGGAGGTAGCCCTCGGCGATCTGGCGCACGATGTCAAGTCGCTCCAGATCCAGCTGGACCGTGACCACCAGAGCGCTACTGCCGTCGGGCAACGGCTCGATGCGCCACTCGCCAGGGACCGCCCGGCCAACGATGGCGCCAGCGCGCCAATCGTGGTCCACCAGCACCGGAAGGCCGGCGTCGAGGCGGCCCGAGATGATCGCGTCAGGGCCGATCGTCAGGACCTCCGGCAGTCCCCACACGTCCACCGGCGCATCAGTGGCGACGACCAGATCGATCCGGCCGTCGCTCCGCAGCGTCTCGGGTCTGGCTAGACCTCGCACGTGCGTCATTGCGTCACCTCCTCATGCATCGCGGCGGATCCCGCCAGCGTGGTCCGGCGCGGGTCGGAGTCCAGGATCAGGCCGAGCCTGTCGGCCCGCGCGGCGTCGGCAGCGATCTCGGCGTCCACCTCGTCGGGATCCCGGCCCATCGCCTCGATGGCTGAGGCCCTGGATCGCAGGCCGGAGCGAATCTCCAGCAACGTCGCCCGGGCCTCCTGGTAGCGGTCGGCCGTTGGGTAGGCCGGACGAGACCACCGAACGCGCCTCCAGGGCTCCTGGACACGCAGCAGACCAGCTGCCTGGGCATGGTCGAGATATGCCGACCAGATCGGGTCCAGTAGGGACGGGACGATCACGGTCTCCCGCAGCACATCCATGCGCTGCTGCTGCGCCAGGAGGCCCAGTTTCGCCTGCGCGAATGACGCGTCCGACATGTCTCCTGACAGGACGTGGTAGGAGAGGCCGACGGATGCAGCGATCTCGCGCAGCATCGCCCGGCAGTAGTCGGTCAGGCCCTGTGGGGGCTGCGGCTGGTGGATGCGGACCTGCCGGCCATCAGGGGCGTAGAGGATCAGTCCGGGCTGGAGCCCCTCGATCGCGCGGCCTGCTGCATCGGTGACAGGATCGGGGCCGTCGCGCTCCTCGGCGATGCCGTCTGGTGCGATACCGGCCTCCTGCGATCCGCCCTCGACGGTGGCGACGATTGTTGATGCGCCGCGAAACGAGACACGGACCGCCTCCAGGGCCGAGGAGAGGTCCCAGATCGGCAGGATGGCCGAGGCCAGGATCGGGACACCCCTGATCTGGCCGGGGCGCTCTGGCAGGTAGAGATGGATGATCTCGTCGGCGGGAACGCGGATCGTCTCCCGTGATGGCCTGCCGCTGCCGGGATGCTCGCGCAGCAGATGATACGCGGCGACGCGCCCGATCGGGTCGAACTCAACGCCGCTGCGGATCGTTCTGCCGCCAGGCAGATCCTGATCCATGTCCACCGGCAGGTGGTCGGCCTCGATCAGCTGGAGCTGGAGCGGAGGCAGGCCAGGCATGTCGGTCGGGTAGCGGGTCCGCAGGCGGATCAGCACCTCGCCGTCGCGCAGCCACGTGCGGACAGCGAGGGCGATCGCGCCAGAGTAGCCGATCCGCGCACCGGAGACGCAGGCTCCGCCCCAGGCAGTCCAGAGGTCATAGATGGCCGCTGGCGCACCGTCCACGGTCGGACGGATGCCGGTACCGACGAGCGCATCGACCATCGCATCGAGGATGCGGCGGCCGTAGGGCCTGTTGCGCTCCAGGTCCCTGGCGCGGGCTCGCAGAGTGTCCAGATCGTGAGCGATCTCGCGGTGTGGCGTGGCGGTGCTGGCGCGCCAGTAGGCGGCCCAGTCGGCCTGGGCGGCGTCGTAGCGGCGCTTGCGTGCTACCGGCTGCTGCGGCTTTTCGCCCCGGAACCACGCAAGCAGGCCCATCGCCTACCCCCGGAAGCGGATGACGCCGGCCTTGATCCTGCGTCCAGCAGCGGCAGCATCCTCGGCACGGAGGCGCTCCATCTCGGCCCGCATGTCGGCCATCGAGGCGTAGGTCACCGACCTGCCGTCGGAGTAGCGCACCTGCACTACCCCTGCCGCCAGGGCAGCCTCCAGGGCGGCGATGCGCTCGGCGCGGGTCATGCCCCACCTCCAGCCTGACTGTATCGGATTTGACATTGTGCGTCAAACCATGGCAGTCAGACCTACAGGCGACCCCTGCCAGTGAGCCAGCCACCACCAGCGGACGATGGACGGCGCGGTGCTGGTCGAGGCTTGCCGACCTGCGGGTCCGGCTGGGCCTGCTGCGGCACCGGTGCGGCGGGCTCGTCAGGCGACAGGTAGTGAGGGCGGTCACGCAGGACAGCATGAGCGGCGGCGATGGCGTAGATCAGGCAATCGAGGGCCTCCTGGCGCGACCCGGGCTTGGGGCGCCAGGCCCAGACCTGCCGACCACGCTGCGTCACCTTGACGCGGCGCTCCGAGGCCACCTGCGCTGGCCAGTCCGGGTGCTGCTGTAGCAGATCCAGCGGGACGTGCAGGTAGCGGGGGCCTGGCACGGCGACCTGGAGGACCTGATACAGCCAGTCCTTGGCAGCGTCCGTGCCGACCCAGTGGTAGCGCAGGGCTGCAGACGAGTAGCGGCGCGTGACCTTCGCGCGAGGGTTCCAGATCGGCTTGCCGGCGCCAGCGACGCCACGCACAGCCATGATCCCGGACCGGCGACGGGCGTAGTCGATGACGCGGGACGTCAGGTAGCCAGCGTCAACGGCACAGAGTGCCACACCGAGGGTCCGGCCGTCGGAGGTCTCCCAGCGTGTCGCCAGGATGCGATCGAGGTCTCCCCAGGTGCGATCGTCGAGAGGGTCGGACCTGAGGATCGCGTGGCGCAGCACCCACATCTCCCAGCCTGGGCCGATGCCGAGGATGGTCGCCTCCAGGCGGTCCTCCTGGACGTCCACGCCGCAGGTGATGAGGCGGATCGCAGACGGCAGGCGGTCGCCCCACCGCTCACCACGCCCGGCCAGCGTCCCGGGGTCGGTCTGGTCGCCCCGATCCTCCCAGGTCTCGGCCAGGCGGGTGTTGAGATAGACCTTCAGATCCCGCTGGTCGCCGCGGCGCAGGCCGGCGGAGACCTGCTCCCACTCTGCGGCCAGCTGCGCCCAGGACAACCAGCCAAGGGGGGCGTAGAGGGCCGAGAGGTGGTAGGAGGTCACGGACCGATCGGAGGCCTGTCCTGTAGGCTGCCAGCGGCCTGCGGCGAGCATGGCGGGCTTGTGCCGCTCCTCGATGAGCCTGCCGCAGCCTGCGCACAGGTAGGCCGCCGTCTCGGGGCTGCCGGGCTCCCAGACCAGGCGGTAGCGGCCACCGTCAGGATCGCGCCAGTCCAGAGGCTGCTCATGGCCGCAATGGGGGCACGGGACCAGGTAGCGGCGACGGTCGCCGCGGCGATACCAGGCGTCGATCTGCGACTGCCCCGCCACCGATGGCGAGGAGACCGCCAGCACCTTGCGCGATCGACCGTAGGTGGTCGTCCGACCGAGGGCGAGGCGCACGGTGTCACCCAGCGTGGCGGCGGCGTGGTCGTCAAGCTCGTCAAGGATGGCATACCGCGCCTGCATCGATGTCAGGCCGCTCACCGTCTGCGCCCCTGACCAGCGCGTGTAGCCGCCAGGGTAGGCCTTCAGCTGCGTTGTGTTGCCCTTCTCGCGGCTGCGGCCTGGTGGCACCAGCGCCAGGAGATCCGGCGTCGCGAGGATCACGGGCTCGACGCGGTATTTCGCCAACTCCTCGGCCTTTGCGTCGGTGTCCGTGACCCAGAGACACGGCGCTGGAGCGGTGCGGACCCACCCCGCCCAGGCCAGCATGGCGAGCGTGGACTTGCCCAGCTGCGTTGCGGCACAGACTGCCACAATCTCCGTCGGGTCCAGGGGTGACAGGCGATCGAGGGGCTCGCGGAGGTAGGGCGTCCGGTCCAGGGACAGCGGCCCGGGCTCCGCCGAGACCCCTGGCGGCAGGTAGATCGGCGGCTGCTGCGATAGCCAAACCAGGGGGCGTGGACGCAGGGCATGGCTGGCGTGGCGCAGTAGGTCACTCACCGGCGAGACCCTCCAGAGCCCTGGCGGCATCCTCCAGGGCCGCGCGGACCTCCCGATCGACGATGAGGCCGAGGTCAGCGCCCTCACCAGCGACAGCGTAGGCGCCGACGACACGCGCAGGGACAGCGAGGAGGCGCTCGCGGAGGCCGACAAGGATCGACTCGATGGCGGTCTGGACCTCCTCGCGGCGGACGAGGGCACGCCTCATCTCGTCGCGGCGCATCTCGGCGATCTCGATGGCGATCTGGACCTGCCGGAGCCGCGCCGCTGGCATGTCTGCGATGGCCGATGTCGCTGCCGCGGCCTGCATCGCCGCCTCTGATGGCCTGCCGCGGTCACCGGGCAGCGCGGAGGACTCCAGGATGGCTCGCTGCGTCGCCTCGACGTCCAGGTCGCCATCCTCTCGCCGGATCAGGCGGTCGGTATCCCGCAGGTAGCGATACTGCCGGATCGTGACGCCGAGTGCTGCCGCCTCACGGCGCGTCCGCTCACGGTCCTGGCGCGTTGATGGCTTGGACCTGGTGGTCATGCCGCCTCTTGACAATATCCCGTGGGCCGGTGTCTGGCGACGGAACGCGCTCGCGAGGTCTACCCGCCCCCCGCACCGCCACCGGAGGACCCGACCATACCCTGCCCCCTCTCCCTCGGCACGATCATCCTGATGGGGAGTCCGAGCCGCTGCGCCTCCGCGATCTCCGCGCGGACGCCAACAGAC